CATTTGGACTCATTTCAGAGGCATACATTACTTTCTTAATGCCAATGTCATAACTGCATGGAGCATATACAGTAGTTTCAGATGAAACTTCATAGCCTGTTGCCATGATACCCATATAAATACGTTGGTTAACTGAACATTGATTAGTACCATTACGGTTAGTTGAATTATCAGCTAAATCTGATGCTGAAACAGCGGTTATATCAGTAAGCATAGGGTATCCCTGATCAGCTGCATGGTTCTTCAACGCATTTAAGTTAATACGGAAATTAACATTCTTTTTATTATAGGCATCCTCAGTTGAAAGTTTCTCAGCAATAGTAAACTTATAAGATGCCAAGATCTTAGGACCTTTATTAGCTTTCATAGCCCTTAACGGATTAAAAGTAATCTGCGTAGGGTTTGTTGTATATTTGGCTAACTTGTTAGTCCAAAAATGTTTATTTTCATCACCTTTACGTCCTTCCTGAAAGTCTTGACCTACAGTAAATGATTCATCATCGGTTCTCCAGAAGAAAACCTCATAAGTAGATGAAGTTAAATTGCGTCCGTAAAGCATTAGCTTCACTTCCACATATTGGTGTAACCAAGAGGTACATTTCTGATAATCACCAGTACCAGTTCGTCCATTTTCTACAAAATCAGACTGAGGAATAGTTCCATTAATATTAGTCCATGCACCACTCTCAGAATAGTATGCATTAAAATAAGCAGATCCTACAGATCCGGACAAAGCATTATACGTGAGATCCCACGAATGGAATGGTAACTGACCTCCATTGACAGTTTCAAGTGGTACAGCGCCATTGATAGTACCTACTGTTGCACGATTTGCCAACATATAGGTTTGTACTACCTTAGTATACAAGGGTCGAACAACAGGAGGAATACTAATTATTTGTCCTCGTTTAGGTCCAAGATTCAATTTAATATTGCCCTTAGAAAGTTGAATAGAATGCCCTTCAGTATTTCCGGCATTCATAGTACGGTTAGCGCGAGAAGTCTTCCTATTAGAATACGTCTTAGGAGTTTGAGTTTGTGTACCACGAGACCAAGTCTTTCGTACAGTTCCTGCATCACTCCGTTTCTTACGGAATAAGGATTTAACATACGGCGTAGCTTTTCCCAGTATGTAACCTGGGGCTTTCCTAATAATCGCCCTAGAGGCTCGTGCAACAGTTCGTCTAAGCTCCTGTGAGCGGGTACGCGAATCAGGGATGATTGTCCCATAAGCCATTTCGTTTTATAATATAAAACAAGAAAAAAAAACGCGAGCGTTTAAACGCCAAAATTAATCATCTTCATTAAATTGTATTTTGTCTTTCTCTCTAATTGCGTTTCCTATAGCTACAATCCATTCTGGATTTTCACCCTCATTAGTTAATCTACGGATTAACTGCCATATATCTTCACGAGTATCATATACATCCTCTGGATGATAAACTGACGTTATAGCGATTTTTTTTGCCAACATTTGTCTAAAGGTTCCCTTTATTGGCAAAGGAATAGGTTTAGAATCTGTCAATCTTAATAATTGCCAGAACTTACAGAAATCCTTACGGAAATCATCAAAAACAATATTAGCATGTCCATCATAACCATCAAACCATTTACCACCATCCATACCTGACTCCCAAACATCATCGTCACCAACCCAATCATAAGCAGCTTGGGTCTTACCAGCACCAGGAGGACCCCAAAACCATCGAATCTCAGGTTTCCACTTACGTTTTTCCTCATGGTACTTTAACCATACTTCAGCCATTCTTACAGACTGATATGAAGTAGCAATCTCAGTAACAGCTCGCATTTTACCTGTTATTGTAGAATCCTTTAAAACATCCATAACAGGAGGAATATCAGTACGAGCGCCTTGTTGAGGCATCTCGCCGTATTCAAAAAGAACTTTTTGCTTACTACAATAGAGTTTATTTTGTAGAGCATTGCCCTTAGTACCTTCAACGGGAAAATGAGCACGAGGCAATAACTTTTTAATAGTACCAAATACCTTTGGATGAGAAAAATAAACATATCCCTGAAGATGAGGTGTTCCACATTCTTCACCTACCTCATCTCCTACAATCATATATTGAACCTTACCAGAAGCTTTCATTTCCTCTAAGGAAATAAGATCCGATTCAACATAATTATTGATTGTAAAACAGTAATCTCGTCTTCGACTCATTACATACTTATAGCTAAGAAATAAAATCGCACAGAAGTAAACGCACAGAAGTCGGGGGTAATACTAAGCCCCGACTTTGAAAAAAAAAATCACCTTTCCGCTAGGGAAAAGTGAAGACTTATGAAAAGCATTTTTTCGACTGAAACCGTTCTAGGGAACTTCGTTCCCTAGCAGGGCTCAAAAAAGTTCATATAATCTTACAGGTTGATTGGGCCAAGCCAATGTTATGTTCGCCCCTACTGCGCGACCCCCCCGGGGGTCTTGCTTTTTATTTTGTGATTCACAATCTTACTATATTTTGTGATTCACGATTTTATACATTTGGACTCATTTCAGAGGCATACATTACTTTCTTAATGCCAATGTCATAACTGCATGGAGCATATACAGTAGTTTCAGATGAAACTTCATAGCCTGTTGCCATGATACCCATATAAAT